TTTGCACTTCCTTCTACCGTTGCACCAGTAAGTGAACCAAATCTACTTCCAGACTGTTGAAGAGGATAACCACAGTCATAGCATCGTAGACCTATGTTTTGTGCGGGAGACATGTAGTTTGCAGAACCACAGTCAGGACATGTTTGAACTTGTTTTGCACTTTGAGCCTTTGAAGTGGGTTGTGGTTGCGGGGGAACAAATGGGGTCATCGCTTGTTGTGATGGAGGCATTGGCATGTCTGCTGTTCGTGGTGCAGCCTGTTGAGGTTGTGCACCTAATTGTTTAGCCCACCAATCTGCGTTACTCATTTTGCTTCTCCCCACCTATCTACTATTTTTATATCAGCAATAAGAGGAACTGTAATCTCTGGCAATTTAATTCCTTCCATAGATACCCGAATTGCTTCGGCTGCTTCTTCTGCTAGGTCTGCACGGGCAACTGTAACTAACTCATCGTGTACAGTCAAAACAACATTCACATCTGGCTCATCAATAAAACAAGAATGTGCTCTAACTAGTGCTAATTTCATCAAATCTGCAGCAGAACCTTGAATTACCGTGTTAAAAGCCTGTCGTTCTGCTCTAGACCTTAACCCCTTGTCAATGCTCTTTAAGTCGGGTAAATAACGGCGTCTACCAAAAATAGTAGAGACATAAGGAGTTGGAGTTTGGGCTACTGCCTGACGAAAAATCATTCCTCGATATTTTTGTATGTCATTAAATTTTCTTGTGAAATCATCTAGTAATTTACGAGCCTCTGTTGCCGTACAACCAATGCTTTGAGCAATTTTTTCTGGCCCAACACCATAAGCAATCGATAGTACGAGAACCTTTCCTGCTTTTCTATCTACATTCATTGTCTTACCGATGGTTGTGTAAATATCTCCACCAGTCATGTAATTCTCTAGCATGATGGGGTCACGAGACAGTGATGCAATAACTCGTGGCTCAATCTGTGAGTAATCAGCAACAATTAACTTGTAACCAGGAGGAGCAACAAAAAGATTACGAATCAACTTGCCATACTGACCACTGCTAGGAATATTTTGTAGGTTTGGCTCGCTACTAGAGAAACGTCCAGTTTCTGCTCCATGAGGTTTAAAGTTAGTGTGCACACGGCCATCAATAAGGAGAGCCTTCTTGTTTACAACTTTTTCTTTTCCTAAGTTAGTTCTAGTAATGTCTCCACCAAGGTAGGGCATCACGTAGGTTGTCATTAATTTGTTCAAATCTTGATACTCAAGAATTGCATCTACAAGTTCATCTTTACTTCGGTAAAACTCTAAAGCATCTGCAGACACAGAAAAATGTTGAATAGTTAAGTTTTCTGGATTAGATGCAGCAATACCTTGTCCCTTTGCAGTAAGTGCCACCTTGATACGGACATTGGGCTTGATGCCACGACCGCCTTCTGCTTTAGAGGAAAATAAAAGTTTTTGTTTTTCATGTATAGAGTTCATGGAAAATGGTTCTCCAGTTAACTTCCACGCCTTGGCCTTAGTTGCATCTAAGTCAATTTCAATCTGCTTCTTTAACTTCTTCATCTCTTCTACATCAACATTTGCGCCAGTTAGTTCCATATCGCACAATGCACCAATAACATCCATCTCTAGATGCCATACCCGTTTTAAACTCCCCACTAACATAGGTGAGAGGGCCTTGTATAGTTGCCACGTGGCATCTGCATCGAGTGCAGAATAGTTAGCCACGTCGCTGAAAGAATGAACCTCTACCTGTGCTCCTACGCCCTTCTTAACCTCCAGTCCTAGTACTCTCTTAGAACAGTCTGCAAGTCCTAGTGAGTTTTTGGTTCTGTTATCAATAATAAAGGAGGCCATCAAGGTATCAAAGAATGGCTTTGTAGGAACTACTCCACGAAAGTACTTTGCTATTGATTTTAAATCAAACTTAACGTTGTGACCGATTTTTAATTTGTCACTAAAGAATAAAGGTTTTAATGAGACAAAAACTTCACCAGGAAGTAACTGCTCTGGTGGCTCACCAAATACTGGTTGCCATTTTGCTTCATTCTTAGAGTAATCTACTTCTTTTAACTCTTTACCCGCAGCAAGTTTGCGTTGACCACTAAGAAGTAACTCTTTATCCCATTGTACAAACTCACCATTGGGATGTCCCATAGGAATAACATCTACCCGACCCTCTGTAGCCAAAGATATCCACAAAACATCATTTACTTTTGGTTGGATTCTATTTTCACCAACTGTTTCAACGTCAAATGCAAAAGCCTCTACCTTGGAGTAAAACTCAACAAGTTCTTTTAGTTGTTTCTTTGTAGTAATGGTGTTCATACATCCCCCTCAAGAAGTGATGTAAGGGAGCCTGGAAACGGATTACAGGCTCCCTTACCGTGGAATCGTCTATGCGACGGAGCGAGCAACCTCAAGCATTTCGGAGCGAGGGGTCTCACGAATAACTTCTGCTGTGAACGGAACAGCGGATGCAATCGTCTCTTGTACCGTATCAGGGTCCAACTTCCATTCCTCGGCTAGGTCACGGGAACGTACAACATTGAGGGTGTAAACAGTTGTTGGTCCTGTGCCTGAACGAGAAACTTCCCAGAACTCTTTTGACAGAGGTCCTTTGCGGTCATCTTCGTTAATCTTACGAATTTGACGTACTAGTAGTGGTGCTGCAGTAATGATTTGTACTCCTGTGGTCTCGCCACTAAGTACAAGAACATTGAATGAAAACTTCCCACGTGGTTTATCACCAAGGATGTCACATAGTGGGCAGTTGTCACCAAGACAAACGAATGAACGCTTACCCTTTGTGCGTTCAACCCAGTGCTGTTCGTAAATTGCAAATGGTTCATCTTCCAAGAACTTAATTAACTGTGGCTCTTCGGAGAAACGAAAGTCAGCAGGAAACTCTGACGAATTGGCTTGTACTAACGCATCTACTGCGTCCCAGCCTTTTTGAACGGTTGTACCAACTTTAGGTTGGATATCTTCCCTATCTTCTTCAAGATAGGTTTCAGCATCTACTGCTGGTTGTGTAATGGGCATTTGGTTAGTCTTTCTATTAGGCATATTGGATATGAGGCGCGGAGTATTCTGTATCTCAGTACAGTATTAGTAACTACTGGCTCTCGGCAATTGTGATGTCTTTCCAGCGCTTGACTAAAGCCTCTGTTAATTCATCGTGTTGATTCCACTCTACACGAGCAGAACCCAGCAATCCTCTGCGGTTAAACTCTTCAATTGCAGATTCTATGAGTTCACGAGTGTACACCCGATTACCTCCAGTCTTTTGACCTTTTAAGGTCTTAGAACGTAGGCGATATGGTGCTCGCGGTATGTAACCTTTCCGTTCCCATAGGCGGATAGTAACAATGGTCTTCTCTAACGCTTGTGCTAGTGCACCGATAGTGAATACCTCTGTATCTTTACCGCCTAGTGTCTTAACGATTGGGCTTGAATCCCAACCATTACTCTCACCGCTATTGCGACGAGAAACTTTTGGGTCTGGTTCTTTGCGTTTTCTTTTGGAGCCAGGAAGATATTCAAGGTCAGCAAATGCCCTCTCTATCTCATCATCGCTACGCAATCCAGCCATGTTCTTACTTCTTATTCATCACAAGTGCCCACACAATATTCTGTGGGTACATTTCATCTACTTCTTCCTCTGTCAGTTCATCACTGTATAGGGCAGCCATTAATGCATCTTCATCAACAACGCGGATTGTCTTGTATAGTTTTTCTTCAAGACCTTTGGCTTCAATAAGTTCTTCAGCCTTTACTTCATCAATCTTACGAGATACACGGCGTTGTTTCATTACAGAAACAAAACCCTCAATTTCTTTGGGCAATTCTAGAACAATGTTTCCCTTGCTATCAGGTTCGCCCTCTTCATCAAGGTGAGAAAACAACTTCTCTTTCAAATCTTTCTGTTGTTTTTCCCAATGCTCCAATTGCTTCTTAACAAATGCGTATTCTTTTGCTTGAACCTCAAGTGAGTTCACATCAACAGAACGTAGTGTTTCGGCTTTTACTCTTGCCATAATTTCCCCCTATGGTCTTGCTTCTTGTAGGAACGCTATCAAACTACCTAGTGTAATGTCAATTCCGCCTTTAGAATTGATGCCTTGACCGTCCATAACGGCATCGGCCACGGCGTTCTTTTGCTGGAGCATCTCGTGCTGGCGTTCTTCTATGGAGTTCCCAACAATTAAGTCCTGAATAGTAATTGTAGGCCATCGGCTAGATGCCCTCTTGATACGCCCGTTGCGCTGTACTGCCAACCCAGCACTCCAAGGCAAATCATAATTCAATAGTAAATTCGCTATAGGTAAATCTACCCCGTAGCCACCAGCATCTGATGAGATGAACACACGGCACTCAGGGTCTGTTAAAAACTTTTCTTTACTCGCTTCTTTCTCTTTAGCATTCATATTACCTGTGTAAAGGGTTCCACCTACAACCTCTTGAATTCTTTTTAACATTCCGACATAAGAAGTAAACACCACCACCTTTGCTTCTGGGTCTGTATCTAAGTGGTCTAGTACGTAAGCCTTAAGTTTATCTAATTTAGCGTGCTTGAACGTATCTGGAAGTAGTTTACGTTCTTTTAACCCTGAGATGTAAGCACTTCCTTCACCTTCTTGCTTTTCAAACTTAGTGGCACTATCTAGTAGTAGTCCTGGGTGGTCACACAGCATTCGTAGCGCCGTAATTTTACTCATGATAGAGCCGCGCATTGCATCTGCTGCACTACCTATTGCATTCTCATGGCCATAGTGAGACATCAACGAAAAACTAGTTCCTAGTAACTGTTGTGCCTCATATAGTTCTTGACTAAGTTCGTCAGCAATGGTGTTGTATAACTCTGCTGTTTTCTTATCCATATTGACAATGAGTGGGTCACGGTGGATGGTGTCAGGTAGGTATGGAGCCACGTCTGGGTCTGTCTGTATCTTACGAACGGAAGAAGTCTTCATCTTCTCATGAAAGATTTGAAGGTTACGATAACGTTGCACTCCGCCAAAGTGATTGCGAACAATAAACGTCTGGTCAAACAAATCAAAGCGACCCAACAAGGTTGAGTCTACAAACTGCATGATGCTGTAAACCTCTTCTGGACGACCATTCTCAATCGGTGTACCAGTAAGGGCAAAGCGAATTGGAACACTAGCAGCAAGTTTCTTAACCGCCTTTGACCTCTTAGACCTAAAGCCTTTGATGGCTGTGGCCTCATCACAAACTACGGCTCCCCATTCATAGTCTTTAATAATGTCCCAATCAGCAACAATAGTTTCATAGTTACATATTATGTAGCCAGTGTGTTGTTCCCAACCCATATCTCGTTCCCAACGGATGTGTCGAGTCGATGCAGAACCATCGATTACTGACGCATAATCATCTGAAAACTTATTTATTTCTTTTTGCCATTGATATTTTAAACTTGACAGAGCAATAACTAATGTTGGTTTAGTAAGGGTTCCTTCTTCTTTAAGTTTTTCAATTGCGGCAATAGTCATACAGGTCTTACCCAGACCCATCTCATAGGCCACAAGCATCTTCTTACGTGCAACCATCTTGGCTACTGCCTCAACTTGATACGGTTTGAGTATTCCTGTAAACATTAATTATCCACGGGAGTTGGGGCAGTTGCAAGACTTCCGCACATGAAGCACTCCATGTCTAACATGTACAAGGATATCTCTCCCTCTTCAAACATCGCCTTGACGTTCCACAATGTGGAACCACAAACACATACTGATATTGGGTTATCTTTGTCGCGTAGGTCCATTAGATGTATGCCTCTTTGCCATAAATCATATCCTTGGCATTGGCTACACCACGATAGATTTCCTCTGGTGTCATGTCTCCCACATCTTTGACATCAACTCCTTTGTAACTAAAGAACTTTAAATTCATCCCATACTTACGAGCAAAGCCGCGCATCTGCTCACATGCCTTCTTACCTGCTGCATCGTTGTCGAAGGCTGCAATTACTATCTCTGACCTTCTTATTATCTTTGCTTGCTCTTCACTAAGGATTGCTCCATATGTAGATATGGCTCCTTCGATTCCTGCTGAAAATAAACGAACAACATCTAGGGGCGATTCCACAACTATGGTTGCCTTACCTTGATGCTGTGCACCAAAGACAGTCCTAGACTTTCTTACACCTGCAGGTTGGTTCTTAAAGAAACGTCCATTGGCGCCCTTCTCTTGCCATCCCCATAATTCATTTGTATCTGGGTCACGGATAGGGAGTATCCATGCGCTGTTCTTTTCATCCCACAACACGCCGTAGTGAGTTACGGCTACTGCCGTCAAAAATCTTTTCTTTAATTCTTTTTCTGGAGGCGTTGTGTACACAGCCAGACGAGCCTCGCTCATACCAATTGGGTCTTCTGCTGGTACATAGTGAGGAAGTTCTTTGATGCGTTTCATTAATGAGTCAAGTGGAACTTCTGCTTGTTCGTTTACAAAATCACGTGCATCAAAGTAATCGATTCCTTTTAAGTCACCAACTAATGTGAACACGTTTCCTTTATAGCCACAAGAAAAACAGATGTGTGCACCAGTAATGGAGTTAATCCACCAAGAAGGATGCTGGTCTTCTTTACCTGTGCGCTTCTTGTGCATAGGACAAAACCCTTGAACCTCATCGCCACGCTGTGCAGTAAGTGGGATGTCTAAGTTAAGAAGTACTTTCTCTACATCAATCATCGAACCATCCAACTAGAGCAGTACACACACTTAGTCATATCTGACTCATCGTGGAAGCAACCAGTATCCCAACGCCAAGTAAT